TCTCTGACTCTGCTAGTTACTCTGTAATAAGGTCATTCAATTCAAGCTGTTCCAGAAGCTCCTTCACCTTTGGTTTAATAACCTCCGGGACACTTGCATACGTTCTAATACCTTTTACAATAAGTGCCACATAAATAACTGCCATTTGCGATACCTCCCTTTTTCTGACAAACAAAATCCAGTTACCAAATATGCTGAACGCTTTCATGCGTATCAACCTTCTTTTAGTGCTTCACGCACTTTGTCACGAATAATAGACGGAACCTGTTCGATTGTCCGAAGTCCTTTTCTAATAAGTTCAACATAAATCTGTACCATTATTTTGTACCTCCTAACATCTGCTCATAAACATCTGCAAGTGCTACCTGTGTTGCGGTTATCGACTCTTCTATCTTTTCTTCTCTAGTTTTCTCTCTGAGGATGAACCAATATTTATTATCCAGTTCCATGATCTGAACCAGTACAGCATTATTGAAGTCGTAAGTATGCTCTCCGTCTGTTGCGAAAACTTTTACGAGTTTTCCTTCAAAGTCTTTCTCTGTTAGTTTTGCAGAAGAAATCCAATTATTACCGTTAAGCTCCAAGTTTTCGAGCTTTGTACCATCTGATAGTGTCATCGTGTACATAGCAATTCCTCCTTAAATAGATTCAGCATATTTTCTTTTTGTTTGTTACTCATATATTTCTTGTTTGCCTTGAACCACGAATAGAAGAAATTTGTAAATTCGTTCTTTGTGAGCTTGCAAGAAATCTTTTTCATTTTCCGTCTTATTGCAGTAAGACGTTTCGGATTGATCTTTTCAACGATTCTTCCTGTGCTTGTCAAAGAATATTGAATTTGCAGAAATCTCCAATAATCAGATAGCTTGCAGATTCTTGTTTTATTCTTGTTTATCGTTATACCGAGCTTGTTTGCAATTTCTGTTATTTCTTGAAGAAGCTGCTTTAAAAATTCTTTGCTACTGTCAATAACATAACTGTCATCTGAATATCGTGCGTAGAACTCTACTCCTTTGACAATCTTTATAAAATTATCAATCGGAATTGGATATATAATTCCAGCGGTTTGCGATATCTGATCTCCGATATTCAAGTGCTTTTTCATCATCTTTGTTCTGTTCTTCAATGCAGTATCTATATTCTGATATTCGATAGCATTGAAGAGTTTTTCCATACAATGATTATACTCTTCGTCTGACATGTAAGAAACATCTACTTCTGAACGCTCTAATATTTGTGATATAATTTGATTGATATACTCATCGTTGATATATTTTCTAAACTGCTCTTTCAACACATCGTGACGGATATTGTCATAGTATTTAGAAAAATCAATCAAGAGAATATATCCTTCGTTTCCATATTTCCTGTAGTACTTGTGTAAATGATATTCTAATCGTCTGCGTGTAAAGGATATTCCTTTATCTTTTTGACTTGCTCCGTTATCGAATATCAGATATTTACTAGTACACGGATTTAAGACATTATCACAAATATCGTGTTTTAATAATCTATCTTCAATCTGCTCTCCTTGAATTACTCTTTTCTTTCCTCTTTCGTGTACAACGAAAGTAGAAGTCGGTTTGAAGTGATATTTGTTTTCTGTTAATTCTGATTGCATCTTTGATAGCCCTAACAGATAAGTCATTTCAAATTTCTGAACTTGTGGTTTCCAGTCACTCTCCTTTTCTGATTTTCGGAAAGCTTCATAAAGATTGTTTGCATCAATAACATCACGTTTATAGTTACTTAGGCACTCGTAAGCGGTAACATCGTGACTTGTATTTACCATAATGGAAGGATAACTTCTCCTTTCTCATCTACTAAGACAGACAAATGCTGTTCAGTTAATAGTAGAGTCAAAATCGGGGCGCACGCCGTTAGCGTTAGAAGCGTTGTTGTAGTTCGCATTACCATTGTTGTTGACGTTGGCGAAATTAGCAGCGGAATCAGAAGTTACCCTAAATCGTTTTCTATCTGACTTTTTCCAACCTCTAATAAGGTTAATCTGTGTCTGAATTTCATTGCCGAAATACGTATATTTGTTTATATCTACAGGAAGAGTTTCAATAGCGTATTGCAACTCTTGAACTAAATCATAGCAGTATCCGATAGCTAAACTCTGATGTAACTGTCTTTCTTCAAGTTCGTTCTTAAACTCTTCTGTAGGATATATGCTGTTTGCTAGATATACTTCTTTGGTTATCTGTCTCAAGCAATTTACAATTACGTCTCTTTCACTTTCTATAAACCACTTGTCAAAAGATTCTGTTTTTATTTTTAATTTCTCATAAGTGACTTTCTGATCGTCCGAAAGTTCTTCAATCGTTTCTTTTCCGAATTTCTTTAATAGGCGCTTTATTGACTTTTCAGAGTCATAACCAAAGTTTCTTAAAAGTAAATCTGTTATCTCTTTACGTAGTTTATATAAGTGATGAAAGACTTCAAACTGAGACGGTTTTCTTTTGGCTTTTATTACAGACATAGATTAACCTCTATTCTTCTGCGCCCACGAGGGGCGCAGATTTAAGATTGATAGATACAGAAAGCGGGGCGCACGCCGCCGGCGTAAGAAGCGTCGTAGCAGGCCGCATTACCAAGGTGGTAGACGCCGGCGAAATCAGCAGCGGAAACTACGTCTCTGAGCCAATACCACATAGCCCTCACACTCTGCATATCAGGTCTTAACCTAAAAAGCGGGAACTGTGACTTATCTACTGCATAGTTATTCGGAATTGTAGAGCCGTTCGCCATGGCTCCAAAAATCTTGCATCCATATACATTCTCTTCGGTCATTAGCTCAACTGTACTGTCGTACCACGTTCCACCAGACGGATAGCCGTTTGAAACTGCATTCTGTAAGCAATTCCGATGATTCAAAATATGAGAAGAACCAAACGCATTGTTAATTGTTTCTTTAGCGGAATTTAATCCTGTCTTGTACATAGCTGAACCAAAGTATGCACCGTTTGTAGTGTTCGTGCTATTCATCTGAGCATTATACAGAACACCTCTAGGAACAATCACAACATGGTGTGCTGTGCACTCTGTATCTCCTGCGCCGAGGTAGTAGTCAAATGCTGCAATTACCCAGTCTACGCCACCAATTGTCCAGTAATCGCCAATATACAAATCATTAAACGTACCGGCTTTAATTTCTGCCCACTGTGCGTCTGTTACAGACGTACCTAAACTCTTTCCTCTAAATATTCCGTTATGCGCTCCTGCTCCCGGGAATGTGATCTGATTCAGTGTATTCTGTGCAGTATCAATAAGCGCCTTAATGTCTGCCTTTAAGTTCTTTGCCGATACCTTCTTTACTCCATTGCCGTCATGGATAATCAGCATTGCGCTATCCGGTGCAGAAGTGATCTCTGTAAGGTCTGCGAACTTACGTGTCTGAATACTAATTGTAGACATAACTTAAACCTCCTTGTATTTCCAATCTGTTAAAATTGCTACATCGTTATCGTCACAGATAAGTGTGACTACATCTGTATCGTCCGTTGCTAAAGGCGCTGTGAACTCGTCTTTGATATTCATGAATTCAAGATTCGATAACCGTGTATCTACTTCATCGAGTTTATTTTGAAGATTTCCTGCAACATCCTGTGATAGCTGTCCTCTGATTGCTGCAAACCAAATATCAAAAACATTTTGCTGTTGCTCTTTGTAATCAGTGATTTCGTCTTCATACTTTGTTTTCAGACTATTAAGATAATCTTCATACTCTGACTGTTTTGTGTCTGCCGCTTTTTCAAAGTCTGTTTTCTGCTCCGCAAAGTAGTTCTGGAATGCTTCATACAAGTCTGTTCCGTTTTCTACCATGTTCATAAGCGTATTTAACGCTTCATCCATGCGATTTGCTTCTTTTGCGCCAAAGAACGACTTTTCACGGTTGCTGTACTGAGTTACATCATCAAAAGATACTGTTCCGTCATCATTTGTGATTTCAGTATACTTTTTCCGTCCGCTCCATACGGCATCTGTGTAATCTACAGGTAAAAGTTCCCAAGCCATTAAAAATCACCTCCTCTCGTTCCAAAACTCCAAGTAAACATCCTTCTTCCGTCATGCTCATTAGTGAGACGGTTGTATAAGTCAAGTTCTGCACTCTCTATACGGTTCAATTCTGTAAAATCAAGAAATGCGCCGTTATCACTGTAAGAAGGTGGAACTCCATAGTTTCGTAGCAGGGTGTTTGCATTGATCTTTGTAAGATTGCTTTCTATCGTATTGATTTCATCGGCATACGGATAATCAGCATAGCTTTTATCGTCTGACACCTTATCAATCGTGAATTCTTCATACATCTTTACAGCAAGGTCACGTAGATAAATCAGATTGTTCTTTATCCTATTAAAATCAACGGCATTGAATCTATCCCCACTGTAGTTTCCTTCGGAATCTGTACTTCCGTGCCAATCTGTTTTAGGAGTCTGCCAGTCTGCCATATTCAACCTCCCTGCCTGCGTGCCGTGACTTTTCCGCTAAACGCTTGATTGAAGTTCAATGTCTCTCTATAAACATTTACTTTCAAAGAATCGTGAAAATCATTTTGCTGATAAATAATGTCATTTACATCCAATTCTGGATTTCCTCTGGTGTCATATTCATACTCAACTCCTGCCGAATAGTAATCTCCAAGCCAGTTTGCAAGGTCTGTAGCTGTGCTTACATCGGAGATTAAAGGATTTTTCCACTTGACTGTTTTTCCTCTTTCGTGAAGCGTTTTAGTAACAAGCTGTTCAACAATCTTGTATCTCTTTCCATAAATCTCTAGCTTGAATGTTCCGCTCTGTGCAAACTTGCACGTCACATAGTAGTTTCTCCAATCAGTGATGCTTGCTCCGTTTTGCACTACTGTTGAATTTTCGTCCTTTTGACTAAGTACTACCCGGAAATCATAAGACGGTTCACCGACATAAAACGTGATACTCTCTCCTGCTGTAACAGATACATCTTGTCCTACAAGCGACTCTTCTTTGTCTGCTCTCTGATAATAGTAGCAAGGAACTACTACTTCCTTTACAAGTTCCTGTTTGATAGCTTTTGGAGAACTGAGCATATCCGTTCGCTGCATGGTAAAATTTGTAATATCTCCAAACTTGAAGCTGTTCAAAACGATTCGGTTATGAGGGTTCTGTGTTCCTGTGAACTCAATCTTCATAGTGTCAAAATCGTCAAAGTCATGAATCAAAACAAACTTCTTTGTAATCTCTTCGTTTACTTCATAATCAGCTACTAAGTCTCCGTTGTTGTATGTATGAATAATCATCCCGGAAGGAAGAGCATTTCCGAAAATCATCGTCAGTCCGTAGTACATACACTGTGCATCTTGTACCAGTGTAACAACCGGGTTGTTTGCGAATTTACCGGAATCGTCAGAAATTTGTTTAGAAACAAATCCTGTATTGATCGTTGCTTTGCTTGCGTCTTTCGGAAGGAAAAACATCATTCCGTCTGCTGTGGCGTAGTCCTGTGCAAAACTGGAATACTCCTGCTTTGTACTGTCATTTAGAATGGACTCAACCTTTGAATACTCTGTTTCATCCGTACTGCTTGCTGTAGCATTCGGAAGGAAGTTTGATTTAATAGATACAAGTCCTGTCCTTGTCTGAGACAGAGTACATCGGCAAGCATTAGCAATAATCTGTAATGCTTCTTTACAGGTGACTCTAGGCATTGGATTCTTTGTATAAATCCGTTTAAGCCTAGGGTCAAAATAGTATTCGCTAAGTCCTGCCGCTTTTGCTACTTCTACAGCCAAGTCGTAGAACGATTTTCCGCTCTCTGAATACAGACCTGTATCAAAATCTGCATCCATGTTTCGGAAAACATCCTGACAACGTATAGTTGCCGAATAATCATCACTTTCCCATTCTGAGCAAAGCAAATGATTTCCACGAATCCACTCTACATCTCCACTAGGCAGCTGATAGCCGTAGTAAATATCCATCTCCTGTCCTGTTTCTAGAAAGTTGATAGCTGACTTCGGATTATCCACATTGAAATATTGGTCATAATTTTTCAGCGTTACTGAAAAATCAATCTGCGGAACGTCTGCTCCAATCGGAGAAATGTAGCTTTCAAGTGAAGAATTAGTTACATCATCATTTGAATACACAAGTCCGTAACCGAAACGGAAAGAATATATTCGTAATCGGCTATGCGGATTCTTCATCTTGTAAACAATAATAGAAATACTTGAAACATCGTTCAGAACATCTTCCGAAGAAAATACTGCTTTGTCGTTATTCCGATATTCAATCTTCTGTCCTTTATTGCTTACAAAATCAAAGTCAACTGGATAATTCTCTCCAAAGTTGATTGTCACTCCTTTAAAGTCTGTAGGGATGATATTCAGATTGATTGTCAGCTCATACTGTTTGTCAGATACAAGGTCTTTTCCTACAAGCCCTGTGTTGTAGAACTTCTTGTAGCCAGTATCTCTAGGAAGGAAGAACATGCTTCCATCAACCTTTGTGAAGTCTTCTTCCAAAGTTGCGTATACTGTATCGTCTTTTCCATCATTGAAAAGCATTGAAGAATCTGAGAAGTAAGTAAATTCTCCTTTTCCTACTTTTGCTTTTGCCTGTGCCTCCTGATTGACTACTCCGAAAGAAATAAGAATATATGCACGTTCCCGGAGTATATCTTTCATACTCTCTTTATATTCTTTTGAAACTTTCTGCATATCATTCTCCTGTATCAATCAGATTGAACTTACAGTTCCGATAAAACAAAGGCTTTCCGTTATCATCCACCCAGTAAGGTTCAGCAGTTCGATTTCCTACATACATACGTACTGTCTTACGTCCATTTGTAACCGGGTCATAAAATGTGACATGTACAAAGAAATG